TTGTTCGTGCATGGGAGTCAGTTCTAAGTAGTCTCCATAAACATGATTGACATTGCCGCCGTTTGCTGCAAGTGCTGCACCAAGAAGCGTGGGGCCAGTAGGACACAATGGGGTGATGCCATAGTAATGCTCTTGGCAATTGTCAACAATCATTTCGATGGCGGTGCGCAATGCGGCGTTACCTGGCTTGGCATAGAGCACAGTCGTGGCACATGCCCAACTGGTATAACTGAATCGCTGAATATCACGAAAAGCCAAGAAGTCAATTTGATTGCCAATATCCACGCCATTGACCACTCGAATGGCAATATCCATGTACCAACCACCAAGCGTGTACAACAGGCAGAATCGACCAAGATCCGCTTTGTATGAATAAGGAGTTAGGCAGTCATAGGCATTGACCACTTCTGGCTTGTGATGGTCAACAAGGAACTGCCTCAGTGTGTACTTGTCATAAATAACATGCTCCGCATCTGGAAAACATTGATCAATGGTGCCAGTGGCAAACTTAAGAAACGGAGACAAGGAACTGTCTTCGTCTGAAAGGAAAATCTGTGAGATTTGCATGATGATCAACCAATGCGAGCAGGAGTGCCAAAGCCTTTGAAGACAGGCTCTTGCTTACTAGTGCTTAGGGTTTCTTCAATGATTGAAAGCATTTGCTGTTGAATGAAAGGCCAAGTAAAAGAAGTTTCATTGATGCGCTCCTTGCACCATCGTCCATCCCCTTCAAGCTTGTCCTTGGAGACATAGTATTCATTCAAAAGACGGGCCATGCTTTCCGGCTCTGGCAGCATTCGCTCCAGTCCATAGTTCCTATCAGTTTCGCTGCCATGGCATTCAATCCGATCAATGCCATAGAAGATCTCCTTCAAGCTGGTATGATCTGGCACCAGTTGAGCCACGCCAGTAGCCGCGTGCTCGCTGCTAACCAAGCCCCATCCTTCGCCAATGCAAGTGTTGACACCCACGTCCGAGGCATTGTAAACCTTGTTCAGTTGCTCCACTGACAAGCAATTATGAGTGGAGAAGTTTGGACTGGTCAGGATTAGTTTATTTGTTGGATCGTAGCCTTCGTCTCTTGCCACTCTTTTGAACAATGGAATGATGTCCCATCCCATGTCTTTAGTGCCCATGTTGAGCCAAAGGCGTGCATCAGGCTTGTCCAAGGCAAACTTAATAAAGCCCTTGATCGTCAAGTCAATACGCTTTCGAGGCTGGTTCCTGTTGCCATTGAATACAATGAATACATCTTCTGGTACTCCAAGTTCCTTGCGGCATTCAGCTTTGTCCATGGGGAAGAACTTGCTGAAATCAGTGCCATGTCCAACGACACTGACTGGCTTGGTGTAGCCAGCTTTAGTAATCTCTTCGGCACCGAATTGAGTGTAGGTGATGAGTTTGTCCCACCTAGAAATGGGGCCCACTAGTTCAGGGAATAAGCCATAAGAATCAATGGGGGTGTAAACAACTGTTTTGAAACCCATCTCGGCTTGCATTGCATCCACTTGCTCAAACAAGTTGATTGCCACCCAAATATCATTCACAATGAAGATTAAATCTGGACGAACACGCTGCACGATCTCCGCCATGCGATGCGCTCCAAATGGATCGGAGCCATGAGCCATGGCTGGATACATACGGCAATACTGCTGCATGTCATTTGGGTCACCATGCCAGTTCACTGAAAGTGCATGAACTTCATGCTCTTTGGCTAATGCTGGAATGAGGTACTCGGCTACGCGACCAAAGCCAGTCTGTACGCCAACGTCACCACAGTAAAGAATTCGTGCCATGAAAACAAGAAAAACCTTGTTCGATAATAGTCCTGTTTTTTACACTGGCACTACTGGCGCTTGCTGGCGAAAGTATTCAATACTGCAACGGCAACGTGCGCGACATGCACAACGCTGTCCTGGCAATGGAAGCGTACCAATGGGGACAATGCCACGGGCGGCGTAGTCAAGGCAATCTTGGCAGTGTTGCGCTTGTCCGTCCAACTTGCGCTTCATCAAGGAGAAGCCTTGTTGTTGTTGCCGTAGTTCAGTTCCCTGCCAATAAGATCCTCGAACGCTTTGAGCGTATAAGCCGATACGAGCCAAAGCCATGGGATTAGAAATGCGCCCATCAAGAAGATCACGAGCAAAGCCCTGTAGATAAGTGTATTCCGCACGAAGCCTTTGACCAATGCGACCATATTCTGCTGAGCCCATCTCATCTTTTCCGCCATAGCCAATGAGCGCTGCTTGAATGTGCGCATTCTTAATCGCCTCCCGGACACTGCCTTGCCATTGATCAAGCGTAAGGTTACCATCGGCCAACATGCGCGTATAACGGCGCAGATTGGCTTCGAGCTGGTCAATGCGACTATCGACCAACTTGCCCACGGCTTCTTTGCTCAGGAACCTTCCTCGATCGTCTCGGTAGCGTCCAATGCGACGGTCATAAGACCATGCTGCATCCATCCTTACAGAAAGAACAGACGAGGAAAACAAAGCAAGATTGTCAAACATTATCCGCTTCCAAGATTTCCTTGAACTTAGCTGGAGCGGTTTCCTTCCAATCCGTCAAAGCTTTTTCAATATCTTCGTCGGAGATGAAAGCAGCTTCATCAATGCTGCCAAGCAAAAAGCCTTGAGTTTTCAATGGGTCGATGGCATCTTCCTTGAAATAGGCCGCTTGCTCTTTCTTCCCTTTGAACGCTCCTTCCATAGAACCATGCTTCTTTTTGTACAACTCTTTGTACTTCTGAGAGACGTACGCTCCGGCCACTGCACTCGGCCACACTTTAAACTTGGACTTTGCTGATGCAACTGCTTGTTGATGCAAGTCTTTGTCCTTAAATTCAACGTCTTCTTTTGTGCTGTCTGCAACTTCTCTAGTGCCGTCCATGGGTAATGTGCCATTCTCTTGGTTTAATGGGTCACGGCCACCAGCGGGTACGTCTCCGCCAGTTTTTGCCTGCGGCAGCTCCCTGGGAAGCGATGGGTCGAGAGTGAGTTCCATTGACCACTCAGAGCCTCCGTAACGGGCATCTGCCACTTCTTGCGGGTGAAGCACGCCTAGCTGGATGTAGCGTCCGTCCACTGCCGCCACGCGAGCCCTCACGTCGGCCTTCTCTCTTTCGTTCAGCTCAAATAAATCGTTGAATTTAATGCGCCACGATTCAGGAAGCTTGCCATTAGTGGGGCCATCTTTGCTCAGCATGATTATTTTAATCAAATGTTGCAACTGTCTCTTGTAATGAGTGGCCTGATAGTCTCCAAGATGCTTTGCGAAATCACGCTCCTCACTGCGTCCAGTGGAGCCTAATCCTCCTGGGCTTTCACCAAACAAAATAGTATGCGGAATTTGCGATGCGCCAATGATGTCAATGCGCAGCTTTTCTAGCACTTCTCCAATGCCACCAAAGTTGCGACTAATAAATTCAAGCTCTTCTTTTTCTGCGTCAATAACATAGCCTCGATACACGCTTTTGCTCATGTCATTAAGTACCAAGCGATTGCGTACATCGCCTTCTTTTCCTGCCGCAAGCATTGAAGCCAAGCCGCGAAGCTTGTGCACGAAAATGTCAAACTCAGTGAGAAGAGTTGCAGCAGAGCTAATGCCAGTGGAATAGAAGCGGAAGCTGTCATAAACGCTTTGCAGCGTACTCATCCCCCACCCGTAGTTCCTTTGCCTGATCCTGTACGGAAGCCATTCGCCATCAAAGCGTAAAATCCTATCTTTGTGAATCTTCGTTAACTGCGGCTGTCTAATTAAGTCGCCAGAAATGATTTGATAGTAAGTGGCTTTTGAATAGTCGTACAAGCTGGATTCATTGATGATTGGTGCAATCTGCCACCTATCCAAGATTTCCATTCCTTCAACGGAACGAATGTTCTTATAGTCCACTGGCTCAGACGGCTGCCGTCCATCATCAATGTACAAAAGAATAACGGCGCCACCAAATAGCCTGGCATTTTTGGAAGCAAGTCCTAAGTTTTCAAGGATGTACAAGTCTTCAATGATTTGCTCAATGCCGCTTACTTCCTTGGCTGCTGCGCCTTCTCCACCAAACAATACTTTGAAGCCTTTCCTGGTGGACTGTTCTGCAACAACATCTACGATGCGCTTTGGAATCCATTCAGAATAAAGATTTTCTAGCTCTTCCTGGCCAAGGAAAACCAATGACTTGGAGGAGGTGAACTGGCTCTTGTCTCGATTGGTGCCCATGCCAGTCAATGCATTGACGAGCCCATCCACTCGCAAGCCAGCTTCTCCAGCGTGTCCTAAATCGACCAGCTCTTCTGACATGTTCATTAGTGTGTATTTCCACTATGCTAACAGTGCTCACAATGGCCTGAATGGCCTGCTGATTATGCACACTATGGTTTCCCCCATTGAAATTTGCCTCACTGAAGAGGAGCGCAAGCAAGCGATGGATGAAGGGATGCGGCGGCAAGCAGTGAATGAAGCAAAGGGGCTGCGTGGCCGGAATAACGGGCCACGCTTCGGAGGGAAGGCCCTGGAGGTGCATATGCTGGGCGCTGCGGGGGAGATGGCCGTGGCATCGTACTTAGGAATGAAAGATGCGCTATATCAAGAGAAGGAAGCCCGTCGCGGCTCAGACGATCTCCCTGGTATTGATGTGAAAACCAGGAGCAAGCATAAGTACGATTTAATTGTACAAAAGAATGAAAGTGCAGATAAGAAGTTTGTCCTCGTTACAATTGAAAATAAAACTATTCTTTTGCATGGTTGGTGCTATGGGAAAGATGCAATGAAGGAAGCGTTCTGGGCAGATCCCGCCAGGAATCGTCCTGCATACTTTGTTCCTAAAGATCAACTCCGCCCCATTGATACTTTGAATGAATAATAATGGCCAAGTTATCTTGCTCGCAGTTTGCTGAACACGCTCTCAAGGTGCCATTGTGGCCAAAGCAGCGTGAAATCTTAGACGGGCTATTTGAGCAAAATGTCAGCCATGCGATTTGGGCCATGGGACGCCGCTCTGGGAAAACGTTCATGGCGGCAGTGGCTGCAACTTACATGTGTTTTTGCCAAAGTGACTATTTTATTAAGAAGGTTAGGAAAGGCGAAAAATGGTATATTATTACAGTTGCCAATGACCTTGGTCAATCTAAGATTGCGCTAGACAATATCCGCCAATTGATTCTCAACAGTCCTTTTGATCAAGAGATTACCAGGGAGACTTCCTTGGAGGTGGAGATTAGCAATGGGTGTGTATTCCAGGCCATCCCTGCATCTGCTCGTGCGTCTCGCGGCAAGGCCGTAGTTGGCATTGTCCAAGACGAACTGGCTTTCAGCTTGGAAGGAGATGCAAACCGTGGCGCTGAGGCCATGTACAACGCGCTGGCGCCTTCCATCGCTCAGTTTGGCAAGCACGGCAAGATCATCGAACTGTCTTCGCCATGGCTGACCAGCGGCTTGTTCTACGCTCATTTCAAGCAAGCGGAAAGCCGAGAGTTCCCTGGAATGCAGGCATTGCAGATTCCAACGTGGGAGATCAACCCTTCGCTCCCGTGGGGATGCGACTTTTTGGAGAATGCTAAGAAAAAAGACGAAGAAAGCTTCTGGATTGAATTTGGCGCTCAGTTTGCTAGGAACAATTCCGCTCTGTTGGCTTCTGAGATTGTAGACATTTCTGTTAACAAAGAGCGCGGCATTCTGCCTCCAAAGCGTGAATACAAAGGCACGTACGTACTGGCTCTAGACCCTGCCCGTGGTGGCGTGGGCCGAGATGACTATACTGCTTGTATTGTTCACTATGAAGGGGACCGTCTAGTAGTGGATAAGTTTCATGCTTTCGAGCCAGACTTTGAAATTGCCGGCAAGCATGAAGTGAACATTGCAAAAGTGGAGGAATGGATCAAGGAGCATCATAAGATTTATGAATTTGCCAGTATTGTGCTTGACCAGTTCAACAGTTCAGCGACCATTCAAAGTTTGTCCAAGGACTATCCCATTTGTGAGCTTGCATGGTCAGTTAGTACAAAGATGAAAGCCTTTAGCAAAATGAAGGAACTATTCAATGCTGCCCTGCTGGAGATGTACCCGCACAATAAAGCTCTTCTTCAATTAAAGAACTTAAGTGTGATTTATAGGCAAAGTGGACAATGGGCAGTAACTGGTGGTAAAGAAACTGGAGTGGATGACTATGCCTTTGCTTTAGCTGGTGCCGTTCTGGAGGCATCAAAAGAAGACGATATTGACTGGTTGAATAGTTTAATTCGTTGACGATGCTACAATTTTCACGAATCTGTATTTACCATAGAAAGTAAACGATGACTCCATTTGAACTTTCCTTTGAAGAAGCCGTTTATTTAATGGCCATTCTTGAAGCTGACAGACAAACCGCCCTTCAGCTATTGGCTGCTGAACATTTTTACAAACCATCGCTATTGCCTCGTCTTAAGGCTGCTCATCGTGAACTTAAGCGTCAGCGCGTGGCGGCAAAAAATGATGCTGAGTAGACTGTTCTCATTGCTTGTTTGACACCATGGAATTCTCCGAATCTATCGAAGCCCAATTCAATGATGCCATTGAAGCTGCTTATATCATGATGGACCCTAATGCGGACCGCGAAGAGCGAAAACAAGCGAAGAGGAACTATGAGCGATTGGCTGAAATCTTTACTGCGATGGCAAGGGAGGAATGGTGGGACAAGGAATGTGACAAGTTTCCAAGCTGCCCACAATGCTTGTGCTACGACCTTTGACGAAAGCTCTTGTGCTTTGCAAGCTGCGCTGCTATGCTTTGCAAGCTTCTGCAGAAGCCCATCGGCCGATGGTGCCAGTATCCTCGTCAATGCTGGCTTTAAGGGGGATTCCAAGTGGGTTGAAGCACTTGCCCAAATGACCAAGCAAAGTAGAGCACAGGCCGCACCTGTTGATCGTCTATTGCGACGAAACTCTACTTTCAAGCCCCTGTAGCCCAATCGGAAGAGGCAACAGATTTAAAATCTGTCAAGTGTTCAGTTCAAATCTGACCAGGGGTATTATTATTTTGAAGCAGCTCTTCCTGTGAATGAATATAAGCTTTTAACTCATGCAAATAATGCCTGAGTTCATTTGCTTTTTCTAAGTGCCAAGGATCACGATGGGAAAGAAATAGTTCGGTGTGATAATCAATTGCCTTTAGTATGTTGTGGATTGGTGCGTTCCATCGCGCCCTGGTGGGGGTATCAAATGTGCGCCGTTCGTTCATTGCCCGCAAAGTAGGACTTAATATCGTCTAATGCTACTGGAGTGAAATCATGCTGCTCTACACAACTATTGAAATACCTTTTATCCTTTTCTCCATTGTCAAGCTTGACTGAATGACAGTGGAGATGACCATGCACATTGCCAATGTACCGGCCTTCAAAAGAATGGCTGTGGATGGGGACGTGAGTAAAAATTAAATTATCACGAACAAAGGCACCACGAATGTCGTCAAAATATGGCAGGTAGTCCTTGAGCTTAAATATGTCATGATTTCCCTTAATGAGAACTTTGTTCCCATTGAATTCATTCAGAAGACAGAGTGAGTTTCGCGCAATGGCTACATCGCCAAGAATGTACACTCTGTCTTTTGGGGAGATTATTTTATTCCAGCGAGTGATTAGGACATTGTGCATGTCCCCTAGGTTCATAAAAGGGCGAAGGAGGCTTCCATCGGGCTTGAGGAACGTAAGACTTTTACTGTGTCCTAAGTGCAAGTCTGAAGTGACAAAAGCGCTCATTACTTGTATCCTTTTATCACGCGATCATTGCCAATGGAAAGCAGTCGTCCAACGTAATCATCTGCTTCTTCAAGAGTGGCAAAAGGCCCTTCAAGGAAAGACCAGTACAGAAATTTTTCAGGCGCAAATGAACAAGCCTGGTTCATTTCTAGTTGTTCTTCTACGTCATATTCGAGGCCGGCAATCTTGTATTTATCGGGCTTGCACGTAATTCGGTAAGCGGCCATGGGAATGGAGGATGGAGGATGGAACGCATCCAGCTTACCAGATGATCAATGGGAAAGGGGAGACGGTGGATTTGAACCACCATTGCCAACGAGCAGGAATCGAACCGCCTCTGACGCCGACGCGCCCACCGCCAAGGTGCTCTCCCAGTGACCCCCAGGTTTGAGCATTGTTAAGAGGCTTAGGGGGTGTTGTTTGATGGACGACTATTACT